CTAACGCTGGACGGCAGTTTATCGGCGCACTACCGCCATTGGTTGATTCACAGCAATCTAACAGCGCAGGTCGCAGAACTCGCAAGACCAAGGGTCGCTTACTCTTTAGAGCATGGGCTAATGATCAAGGCAAGACAACTGCCGCAGTTGTGAAGGCTATCCAAGCCTCGAACGAAAAGGTTGTAAAGAAGTCTAACGCCAGAGGCGAAATAGCATTTAGAGCAAGGAGAGCTGACTAATGGCTGGAATGACAGACCTAGCAATCCGCATCGCCACTACGATGGATGCGACTGGCTTAAACAAAGCAGAGAAGTCAGTCAAGGGATTAGACAAGACAATTAAGAAGCTGGGGCAAACCCTTGGCGTTACCCTTGGCGCATCCGCTATGGCAGCCTATGGCAAGGCAGCAGTTAAAGCCTTCGCAGAGGATGAAGCAGCAGCTCGAAGACTATCCAGCGCAGTTGATAACCTTGGGTTGTCCTTCTCAAAGGTACAGGTTGCAGACTTCATCTCTGGGCTTGAACAGAGTGCAGCAATCGCTGACGATGTACTCCGTCCAGCCTTCCAGTCTTTACTTAACATCACAGGATCATTAACCAAGTCTCAAGAGCTTCTTAACAATGCCATCCAGATTAGCCGAGCCACAGGCACAGAACTAGGCACAGTCGTTAATGACTTAGGCAAGGGCTATGTCGGCATTACTCGCGGACTTATCAAGTACAACACAGGGCTTACCCGCGCAGAACTACAGACCAAGAGCTTTAACGAGATTCTAGGCATTATGCTGGCTAAGTCTGCTGGCGCAGCGCAGGACTACCTGACAACTACTTCTTACAAGATGGACGTACTACGCGTTGCATCTGCTAATGCTCAAGAGACAATCGGTAAGGGCTTGGTAGATGCCTTTGCAGTTCTCGGCGGTGGCTCACAAGCCAGCGATGCAGCCAAGACTATTGACAATATCGCCAAGGGCATCAACGCCATTACCATGGCTACAGCCAAGGCAGTTAATGGCTTACGCCAACTCTATAAAGGACTTGATTATGTTACTTCCTTTGGTGGACTTACAGGCGGCGATGGTGCAATCGCTAGACGATTTGACGATACTCCAACCCTAACTCGCGGACGTTCAGCTTCTCCAGCAGGTACAGCGATGCGCACACGCCAACAGCGCGAAGCAGAGGCAGCAGCCGCTAAGCGAGCCAAGGAAGTTGCAGCCCTAACTAAGAAGCAAGTCGCATCTACAAAGGCTCTGACAGCCGAGCAGAAGAAGCAGAACAGCCTTAAGAAGTCTGCCACAGTCTTTGACCTAGAACAGATTCAACTAGTCGCAGCTCTCAAAGGCAGATTATCCAAGGAAGAAGAGCTGCGAGTTCAGGCACAACTGGCAATTCTTAGCGGCAACGAGAAGGTTGCCCGCGATCTAACCAATCAGATTCTTATGGCTCAAGATGCATCTGGCAACCTAGCCAAGTTCTTATCTGCCCTACCTAATGCCCGTAACCCATTCGAGTACCTCGATGCCTATCTTTCCTATCTCGCTGGCAAGGCTGCAGCCATTGTCAGTAATGCTCCAGTTCCAACAGCGCCTCAAGGCAACACCTCTGTGCCAGTTCCACCACCTACAAACGTGCCAACCTTCCCATCTGACAACATGATTACCTACAACACACGCACAGGGCTTAACTACAACCCTAACGCTAACAATGTAGTGGTCGAGTTGAAGGTGACAGGCGATGGAGACCTTACCAACGCTATTGCAAAGAACCTACAGAACCAGTCATTATCTACTGGAGATTCTGCTTATATCAACCGCAGAACTGGTGGCTTTGCGGGATGACATTACCTGCACAGATAGCAGTCACCTTTGACTTTAGCTCTGGTGCTACCTTTGGTACTGGCTTCGTCATCGGATCACCTGATAACGGCGTTATCGGTGTTAATTCATTCGGCTCATCTGATGTAATCATTCCTACAGTTGATTTAACTCCCAACGTCTATAGCATCTCTATTAGGCGTGGTCGTAATATCCTGAAAGACACCTACGATGCTGGCACAGCCATTGTGCGAGTGCTAGACCCTCTAGGCTACTTCAACCCACAAAACCCAGCATCGCCTTACTTTGGCTATCTTGTGCCTCTACGCAAGGTGCGAATCTCTGCCACCACAGCTACAGCAGACCACTTCCTATTCTCTGGCTATGTAAATGACTACCGCTATACCTTCCCTGTAGGGCAGGAGACCGCCTATGTGGACATCCTGTGTACAGATGGCTTCCGTCTCTTGCAGATGTCTAATATCGCCACAGTAGCCGACACAGCGGCAGGTCAGACCACAGGCACACGCATTAACAAGATTCTGGATGATGTTCAGTTCCCTAACTCCATGCGATCTATTGCCACAGGAGATGCCACCTGTATCGCAGACACAGGCACAGTACGCACCACGCTTGATGCGATTAAGAACGCCGAGTTCTCTGAAGGGCTCGGAGCGTTCTACATGAGCCCTGATGGAACTGCCGTGTACAAGTCACGCAGCGAAGTCACGGGCAGCCTTGCTGCTGCTGCTACCGCCTTTAACCAGACATCAGGCATCAGTTATCGTTCTGTAAAATACGCGTTTGATGACAAGCTGATAATTAACGATGTCAGGTTCACCCGCGCTGGGGCAGGAGCAGTTACCCAGAACGTGTTTAGCCAGTCCTCAATTGACAAGTACTTCCCTCATGGCTTAAACCAAGAGAACCTCATTGCCGAGACAGATGCACAGGTACTAGGCGCAGCCCAGAACTATGTCAATACCCGCAAGGAAACTACGATCCGTATTGACGAGATGTTGGTGGACTTACTAGACCCAGCAGTACCAACTGACACCCTTATTGGGCTTGATTACTTCGACAACCTAGACATCACAAACGTCACAGAGTCAGGCTCGACAATACAGAAAGTTCTACAGGCGCAGGGATTCGCTTGGGATATAACAGCTAATAAGATGCAGGTAACAATCACCACGCTTGAGCCAATAGTGGATGGATTCATCATTGGTAGCAGTACATTTGGTATAATCGGCACATCAACTTTGAGTTATTAGGAGCAACATGGCAACCTTTCCAGTCACAACAGGAGACGTATTAACAGCGGCTACCTATAACAGCCTTCCAACCTTTACAGTCGGCACAGCCAACACAGCGGACTACACAGCCGTTTTAGCGGATCAGTACCAAGTCCTCGAGATTATGAACAAGGCAACAGCCATTGCCTTTAAGATTCCTACCAATGCCAGCGTAGCCTTCCCAGTCGGCACAGCCATTACAGTCCTCAATATCGGGGCGGGTACTTGCACGATCAGCGCAGTCACTTCTGGCACAACCACAGTCCTTTCAGCGGGCGCAGTAGCCGCTGCTCCTACCCTTGGACAGTACAAGTCTGCCGTCTGCATTAAGACAGCAACAGACACTTGGTACGTGGTAGGCGCAATTGCTTAATCAAATAGCTGCGATTCATGGGGTAGGGGTTGCAGCGTCAACCAACTCTTATGAGTCTATTGCCACCTTTGCAGGTACAGGAAGTTCAGGCACTATTTCATTTACCTCAATACCTAGCACATTCAAGCATTTACAGTTGCGCCTATTCGGATTGACGGCTTCAAGTGCGGAATGGGCTCTTAAACTTAACGCAGATGCAGGAGTTATTAGCCATTATGTATTCGGTAATGGTGCATCAGTTTTTGCCGGGAACGACCCAGGAAGTGCTAACGGACAGACTCTTGATACTTTAGCACTTGATTCAACTAACCCAATGGTGAACGTAGTGGACATCTTGGACTACACAAACACTAACAAGGCAAAGACCTGCCGCTGGCTAGGTGGTTCAGATAGAAACGGGTCTGGTCGAGTCTGGCTTGGATCATCTCTATTTACCACAACTGCTGCAATTACTAGCCTGACAATCTATGCACCTGCAAACTTTACAACAAGTTCATCATTCGCCCTTTACGGAATCAAAGGATAGATAAATGCCCGCAGGTTCTACTTACACGCCGATAGCCACTACCACGCTGGGTAGTGCAGCGACCGATATTACATTCAGTTCTATAGCTGGAACTTACACAGACCTTGTTGTAATTGTTTCTGCACAACAAGTAACTCTTGGAGAAGATTTAGCACTTCAATTTAACTCTGATACTGGAACTAACTATTCCAGAACATATCTTTGTGGTGATGGTTCAACTGCTCATTCAGGACGCAGCACTAGCGTTAATCAAATCATTTTAGACCACCACGCAACACCTCCAACTGGAACGAGTTTCAGTACAGCAGTTATTAACATTATGAATTATTCCAATACAACTACATTTAAGACTGTACTTGATAGGACTGGCGCTAATGATACAAACCCAGGTCTTGGTACAGTTGCTAACGTTGGTCTATGGCGAAGCACATCTGCAATCACATCAGTAAAAGTATTTTGCACTAATAGTTCAAACCTAAAAACTGGAACTATTGCCACCCTATACGGAATTGCGAGCGCATAATGCCAAATACATTTGAGTTAATCGCTTCTTCTACAGTCGGGTCAGGTGGGGCTGCAAATATAGATTTTACTTCTATTGCTGGAACTTATACAGACCTTTGCTTAAAATTGTCTTTAAGGACAGACAGAGCATCGGTCATAGACCAATTAAAGATTACCTTTAACAACTCTGGAACTGGATATACAGGCATTATTCTTTATAACGGCAACAGTTCTGTGGGTTCTGAAACCAACACCGCAGCCACAGGTGGCTCGACTTATTTAATTGGAAACTACATAGATGGGGCAAGTGCCACTTCTAGCACCTTTGGTAATGGCGAAATATATATTCCAAACTATGCAGGTTCTAGCAATAAAAGCGTAAGCCTAGATATGGTGCAAGAGAACAACGCAGCAGGCGGGTACTCATCTCTTACTGCTGGTTTATGGTCTAACACCGCAGCTATCACTTCTGTTAAATTGCAAAGCGCAAATGCAGCAAACTTCGTCCAATACTCAACCGCCTACCTATATGGAGTGAAAAATGCCTAATCCAACACGAATCGAAATCAACTGCGAGACAGGCGTGGAGTCAATTATTGAATTGACCGATGCCGAGGTTGCAGAACTTACCTATCAGGCAGAACTAGCAGCCGAGAAGAAGGCTGAAGAAGAAGCACAGGCAGCAGCTAACGCTGTGGCTAAGGCTGCGCTGCTAGATCGTCTAGGCATTACCGCTGATGAGGCGAAGCTTCTACTGGCATGAACCCATGGCTATGCAAGGCAGGGCAGCAACTAAGGGAGCAGCTCGATGATTCGTACCCAGATCGAGATAGAACCTCGGACGGGTGGATTGGTGATGCTCGACATTCACATCTTAAGTCTGATCATAACCCAGATAAAGGTGCTAAATCAGTTGTTCGAGCCATTGACATTGACCGCGATCTCTGTGGAAAGTCTAAGCCCGACCTCATGCCATACCTTGCTGACCAGATTCGACTCTGTGCGAAGTCTGGAGATTTACGAATTAAATACATTATATTCGATGGACGAATTGCATCGTCCAAAAGGCGTTGGGCTTTCAGAAAATATACTGGAAGCAATAGCCACAAGTCTCATCTTCATATCAGCTTTACGAGCAAGGGTGATCTCGATGGCTCGTTCTTTAATATACCCATGATAGGCGGAGAATAATGAACATGAAGAATCCAGCAATCCTTACAGCAGGTGCTTTCCTAGCAGCGTGGGGTGCATCTAACTTTGCACTCGATTATCGCTCAATCCTTTGGGCTGTCCTAGCAGGCGTATTCGGATACGCAACTCCTAAGAAATGAGCGCAGCAGACCTCGCAGCTTGGGCTGTAGGTATTGTCACAGTCCTAGGCGGCTTGGCTGCTTACACACAGTTCATGATTAAGCATTACCTAGCAGAGCTAAAGCCTAACGGCGGCTCATCTATTAAGGATCAGGTCAATCGCCTTGAAGCGCGTGTCGAAACCATAATTGAGTTGTTAGGTAAGTAACACTTTACCTATGGCTAAGAAGAAGGTCATAGACCTAGACACTTACAACGCGTTAGATGCGTGGGCTATCGGGTTACATGAGATGTACCGCGCCCTGCGCAGAGCTGGCTTTGGCGTTGATATTGCTCTTGGCATCATTATGGAACGTGATGCTTACCCTGACTGGATTCTACCTGACCTGCCTTTACCTTAGACATCTCTTCGCGGCTTGCTCTCTTACCCTTTGTAGCGTAACCCGCGTTTGCAAGAGCCCTACCAATGGCAGAAGTTTCACAATTCTCCAGCGCAGATGTGGCATTAA